TAATGGTAGACAAATTTATGATGATGCAGAAAAAGATTTGGAAAATATTAGAGAGGTAATGTCAAACACCTATGAACTTCCACCTTTAGATATGATCGGATAATATGTTAAATCCATTTTTTACTCAAGGAACAACAGGTGAGCAGAATCTTGTTCAGGATTTAATCAATGAGCAATTAAGAATGTACGGGGTTGATATCTTCTATCTTCCTCGTAAATTTTTAACTGAAAATACGGTCATTAGAGAAGTTGTTCAGTCAACATTTGATATGGCACTTCCTCTTGAAGCGTATGTTGATAATTACGATGAGTATGCTGGGGCAGGTGATGTTCTTTCAAAATTTGGCATCGAATCTAAAGATGAAGTAAGACTTATTATATCAAGAGATAGATTTGAAAATTATATCACTCCACTTATTCAAGACCAATCTAACATTAAATTATCCACTAGACCAAAAGGTGGTGATTTAATTTGGTTTCCTCTTGATGATAGAATTTATGAGATTAAAGATATTGAATATGCAAAACCATATTATCAGTTACAAAATCTTTATGTTTATGAATTATATTGCGAACTCTTCCGTCTTGAAGATGAGGTTATTGCAACAGGTATTGAGGACATTGACAATAATCTTATCGGAGAGAACTATGACGGTGAAACTGATGATGGTATAAACACGATTCAGGGACCAACACAAACACTTACCTTGGTCGGAACTGCCGTTACAGCAACAGCAGAACTTTCTGTCTTTGATGGTGGTGTCAGACTCTTTACGGTAACTAATAGAGGTGGTGGTTATGATGGTGTTCCGACTGTTGGAGTGTCCTCAGCACCCTCTGGAGGGGTCACTGCCGTTGGTATTGCTACAATGATAGGTGGCATCAATGTTTGCAATCTTAATGCAAATCCGAGACTTCAATCTGTTCAGGCGGTAAATATTGCCAATCCAGGTTCTGGATATACAGTAGCACCTGGTGTCAGATTTAGTGGTGGTGGAAACGGAACAGGTGCTGCAGCAACTGCCACGATAGGTGATGGTGTTGTTGGTTTAGTCACGATCACTGCTGCAGGAAGTGGATATGTAGATTCTCCTACAATTTCGTTTACTAATGAAATATTTGAAACTGGTGTAACAACCGTATCTGCTGCTGCGACTGCGGTGGTAAGTGCTGCAGGAACCATTTCAGCAATCTACATGACCAATGCAGGTCTCGGATATTCTGTAGCACCAACAATTGTTGTTGCATCCCCAGCATCAAGTTCTTCAGGTAATTTTGTATTCAATGAGATTGTTACTGGATCTGTAAGTGGAACAACAGCAAGAGTAAGAGTTCACAATGCTGTTGATAATACCCTTGAAATTGCAACTATATCTGGTGACTTTGTTGCAGGTGAAACTGTAACTGGAGGAACTTCTGGTGCTACTGCAGAGATTAGAGTTGTAAGCACAGAACCAAATGATGATGGATTTGCTGATAATATTAACATTGAAACTGAGGCAGATTCAATTATTGACTTCAGTGAACAAAATCCTTTTGGTATGCCCTAAATAAATGTATCTTAACAAACACATAATAGTCTAGGACTTATCAATGTTTGAGTATTTTTACAACGAAATTTTGAGGAGAACCATTATCTCTTTTGGTACTCTTTTCAATAATGTAAGTATCAAGAAGACTGATTCTTCTGATAGTGTAGTGAGTGTTGTAAAAGTACCTCTGGCTTATGGTCCCACTGAAAAGTTTCTTGCAAGAATAAATCAATCCCCTGATTTAAATAAACCAACTCAAATTACATTACCAAGAATGTCGTTTGAGTTTACTGGTCTTACCTATGATCCAACTAGAAAGGTAACCACCACTCAGCAATTTATTGTTAAAGATCCTGATGATGGAACTGAGACTAAAAAGTCTTACATGCCAGTTCCATATAACATGCAATTTGAACTTAGCATTATGACTAAGTTAAATGATGATGCGTTGCAAATTGTTGAACAGATATTGCCATATTTTCAACCTGCATACAATCTTTCAATTGAATTAGTTGAGTCAATCAAAGAGAAAAGAGACGTTCCCATCGTTCTTGAAAATATTACGATGCAAGATGATTATGAAGGTGATTTCACTTCAAGAAGAGTTCTTCTTTATACTTTGAGATTTACTGCAAAAACATATCTGTTTGGTCCTGCATCTTCTGCATCCAAAGATATCATCAAGAAGGCAAGAGTCAGTCTACTTACTGGAACAGATACATCAAATACTACAAGAGAAGTTACATATACTGTTACTCCAAGAGCAATCAAAGACTACACCGGAGACGTTGCTACTACTCTGTCTGCTGACATCACAACAACGACAAAAACATTTGAAGTTGATGATGCAAGTGGTCTCACGGCAAAAACATATGTGGACTTGGATGGAGAGGAACTCTTCATCAAGACTATCAATGGCAACAAAATTACAGTCAACAGAGGTCAAGACGGAACAACTATTACGTCTCACCTCAGAGGTGCTCCTATCAAACTTATCACTGCTGCAGACAATGCACTTGTTGAGGAAGGAGATGACTTTGGATTTAGTGGAGTAATTTCATGAAAATGACTAAAAATTTCGATGACCTTAACGATACTTTCAACGTCTCTGATGACATTGTTCAACCAGAGATAGTTGAAAAGAAAATCGATAAAATAAAGTCAGCTGCTGATGATATCAAAAAAGATTATGAATACACTAGAGGTAATTTGTATTCGTTGATTGAAAAAGGTCAAGAGGCAGTCAATGGTATTCTGGAATTAGCACAAGAAACTGAACAACCAAGAGCATATGAAGTTGCCGGTCAATTGATAAAAAGTGTTTCAGATGCCACTGATAAACTTCTTGACTTACAAAAGAAACTCAAAGATGTAGAGGAAGATAAACAGGTTCGTGGACCATCTACTGTAAACAATGCACTTTTTGTTGGTTCTACAGCAGATTTGGCAAAGATGTTAAAGGACGGACTTAAGGAAGAACCTAAATAATTTGAAAGGGAGAGAAATCCCGAAGTACAAAGGTTACTCATAAAATGTCCAAGGATCTACCTTCGATTGATGATTTTGCTGAAGATAACAGCAATCTGCCATCTATCGATGATTTTATTACAGAAGAGAATGCAGAGGAACTCCCTTCTGTAGAAGATTTTATTGAGAAAGAAGAAGTAATAACTGAAGCAACGCAAACAATTGAAGATGCAAATGGTGAATCGTTTGCAGAAGTAAAAGATATTGTTCCACCTTGGCCAGAACTGGTTAAGATGGTTAACGATGTTAGGGCAGATATTCCTGACATTCCAGAAATTAAATATTACGATAAAGAACTTGAAGATCTTGCAGAACAAATCTCACAGATTAGAGATGAGATTCCAGAAGTTCCAGAAGTAAGATATTACGAAAAAGAAGTTGAAGCAATCTGCGAACAGATTGATCTTGTCAGAGATCAAATCAAAGACCTTCCAGAGGTCAAATATTATGATGAACAGGTCAATGCAATTGAAGATAGAATTGATACTCTTCAGACCGAAGTAACCAATCTTCCAGAAGTAAAGTATTACGATAGAGAAATTGAAGCAATCTGTTCAGCAATTGATCAGGTTCGTTCAGAAATTCCAACCTTCCCAAAGTGGGTCAATGAGGTAAATGAAGTTCCAGACTTCTCCTGGATTGGTAAAACCTTTAGTGTTATTGATGACGACTTCATTAAAGTTAATGATACTATTGATACTCTCAAAGAAAATGTTCAGATTGATATTAAAAAATTAATTGAAGATAATGAAGTAAGACATTTTGAAAATAGAGTTCAGTTTGGTACTGAAGTAAAAGATCTTGACACCAAATTAGGTGAAGAAAAAGAAAAGATTTGGAAAGAACTTCGTGATTCTTCCATGAAGATATGGGAATATCACAAAGAGTTTAAAGATGATGATAAAAAACTCAAGAAACAAATTCTTGGTGAATATAATAGTCTCAAACAAAATATCAAGAAAGAACTCAAAGAAGTTAGTAAAGAGAGTGTCAAAACTGATGAACTTCTTTTAAAATATTTTACTGAATTAAGAAAAGAAG